CTAATCACCCGTCTTGTCTACCGGGTCGTTGGCCTGCTCATCCCCAAGTATAGGCAGCCACTGTGCGTCAATATCTTGGCCATGATTGTCGTACCAAATACCGTCGATCAGGATGCCAGCAAAGGCAGCGATTCCGCCCGCAACATAGTGGACAATCAATTTCCAGCCCAGTTGCGACAGGAACGACCGCAGGGTCGAAAGGAGGCGATTCCTGGATTTGACGATCTTGGCAACGTCCGGGGTCGCGGCTACGGCCGAAGAGTCCTCCGCTTTCTTATCTAACGCGCCGCGGACCTGGCCTGAGACTTTGGTCTCCAGCTGCTCATCGGGGACTTTCTGAATTGCTTCCGCGGCATCTCCGGAATCGACAATGACGATTGTTAGGTTTGACGGTCGAGTCGCTTCCTCGATCGCCTTGAGGATCGCCGTAGCGTCCTTCGCGTGCCGTGAGGTCATCGTGACCTTGACTCTACGCTTCAAGGGCCGTGTCACTGCGGCACTCCTTCCAGGCAAGGAATGCCATTTTGGATTTCTAGCTCGCGCACCTCCAGGCCGTGACCACCATAGGCTCTGTGCAGATCGTCCATGGCCATTACCGTGTCGGTGACCATCTGAGCGATTTGCTCATCTGAAGCATCAGCGGGAACTTCGATCTCAAGCTGCAGTTCAGCTCCCTTGTCGTTAGGTTCAGGGTACAGCGGAGAAGGCGATCCTAGCGGCCACACGGGTCCAAATAGTGCGGGTTTGACCAAACCATTAGGAGCCCAGTTCTCTGCCCGGCCAACGGCACACGCTAAGGCAATATCCCAATTGAATGCGGTGGAGATCCCATGGCTGACGTCGCCATATCCTCTCGCAGCTTCTTTTGCAGACGCGACAGCACTGTACAGCCACTTTATTGCCATCTCACGGTCGGAGGCCATCACTGCCCGAGCCGCGGCTATGGCGTCTGAGTAAGTCGCTACGACAAACTGGCTAATGCGGTCCCGAGGCTGGGCTGCAGCTTCCTGCAGGGCCAAGAGCACCCTTTCTTCCATCTTGGGCGGCGGTTCGCCGGTAACTGCAACGAAATCGATGAAATCAGCGACTTGCAGCGCAAGGTCCGGTTCTTCAATCTTCGTGCGAAGGACCAGTCTGTAGGCGATCGCCGGGATCGCGCCGATGGGCAAATCCGTAAACGCATCATTTGACATAGACGTCTCCGTGCCCCTCATCGTAGCGGTATTCTGAGCGTCGAAAAGCCATCAGTTGCAATTTATACTGAACTTCTGTACACATATCAGCAGGAGGCTGCTGGTGTACCTAATCCTGCGAGGAACGAAGACTCAGGTACGCCGCCCAGACGGCCGAGTGGTCGATCGGGTGCTCCCGCGTGATATCGCTTTGACCGAGGCACCCCAATTGATCGGCTACCACCTGCACTTCAAGCGGGATGGCTTCACCCTAATCGTTGCTCCGAAACACGTTCGGACCATCAAGGTCATCTGCCCGACATGCTGGAGGGAGATTTAGTGACACTGTGTCACTTTTCGGAAAATGATGGTGCCGCGGGAATCTTTACCTAGAATCGGCGAATCTCAAGCAGGAGAATCCGCCGATGTCGATCGTCCAGAAGCAAGCCAACTGCCGCCAGTGTCAGCGACCGACGCTGCATACGAAATCCATCCCCGGGTCTCAGTTTGGAACTCACGTCGGGATGGCAATAATCGACGTCATCACTTGCGGCCTGTTTCTGCCGTTCCATCTCGCCTGGGCCGTCTACAGCGGGTGGGAGGCCGGGCGCCAGAAGTACCACTGCCAGCAATGCGGGGCGAAAGCCTAACGCCGTGCCAGACGCCTCTTATACCAAGCCTGGACGCGCTCACCGAAGGTGTTGAACTCCTCCTGACGCCGCGCACACTCACATTCCCTACCGATCAACCACGAAACCCGCTCGCTCGTGATGCCGACCATTGCAAGCGATGCCGCCAGATAATCGCCCCATCCCCAGACTTTGCATGTCGCGAATATCCGCTCGTGTGGATGTGGCGTGTAGCCGCTGGTGATGCCACAAGCTGGCCGCGTGCATTTGACTCGCCGCCATCCTCTCGCGTCCGGTTCGCCGTGGTCCGCCCATTTGCAGTTCATAACGATGTCACCTCGCAGGTCGCGCCCGAGCCGTCGCAATGCAAGCCGGGGTCGAATGCGAAGCATTGCCCACCGCTGCCGGCCAAGTCGCCGCCGTCCCAGGTAAGCGAGAGATTGCTGAACGATGAACAATCGGGAAGCGTTGAGCCTAGGTCGCGCTCGAAGGATACCGCGTTGCCGTTGGCGTAGGCGCAAACGCCGATGTTCACCCGCATGTAGTAGTTTCCGATCACAGGCGTCAGTCCAATGGGCGACTGGCTGAATGTGCTCGTGTAACGCCAGATATACAACTCAACTGTCGCCGTACTAGGCGAGCCCGCGCCGACTTCGGTTCGGCAGATATTGCTCGTCCACCGCGTGCGGAAGAAGCAGCCGCTCAGCAGCGGGTTTGGTTCATAGCTCACGATGTAGGTGCTGTTCGCACTGGAGCAGCCGGTGCAGTGGGCGTCTGAGATCCCAGTCGCGACGATTTGAAAGGACGTCGCACCGCTGCCAGAGCAGACGCTATTGCACGAGACGCAGCAGGGGCAGCCAGCCCAAAAGAACGCAACCGGGCAAAGCATCAGCGCGTTCATCAGGAGCAGCATGATCTCAAGCATCAGCACTCTCCCGAGATTGCGTAGAACTTCCCGTCGATGCCGGTGTAGATGATCCACTTGCCGCTGGCGAGGTTTCCGAAGTTGTTCACGACGCTATCGGTCAGGCCGGTGTCCGCCAGCGTATTGCCTGCCCATCGGCTAACTGATCCGGTTGCACCTTTGTTGTGCGTGGCATCAGTCTTCCCGATGTGAATTTGTGGTCCGTCCCAGCCAAGCAGCACGACGCATTCTTTCTCGCCTGTTCCGCTCGGCTTGTAGATGATCCGGGCTGGGCCGCTCGTGGCGGAAGCAAGCACTTTCGAGCCGCTTACTGGCCGAGCGTATTTGTGGGACGCATCGCCGACCGTCACGTGAGCCAATCCAATCCCGACAACCAGGCAGTTGTCTATGTCGTCTTCATCCATCGGAGACAGAGTGAGCCCCCAGCTTGAGTACTCCGTCGCCGTGGTGTACTCATCACCGTTCAAGACGATGGCCTCTCGCTCTAGCGCATCTACGGCTAGGCCGGTGAATTGAAGCACTTCCCCGCGACGAACTGTGCCGCCAGTTACATTCTTGGCTGGCACTCGATCATGTTTGATTGGCCCAACTTCCAATGGCATCGATTCGCCGCGGGCCATTGAGCGGTGATAGTGCTCCGAAGCCTCGACAACTCGATTCCAGTTGCGGGAGTCCAGCGGCCCACGGTAGGGGTTCGTTCCTGGCCTAGTCAGCTGCATCGTTAGCCTCCAAACCCAAGTGCCGCCGCTAGGTCTTCTCGCTCGTAGACCCGCTCAACGTAGATGTGTTTGGGGACTGAGACCTTCTTGCTATCGGCGACGTCGGTTTTGTATTCGATCCAGAGCAGGTCGTGCCCCTGCTTCTCGGCTACCTCTATGCCGCCGATTACTTTGGTCTGCAGATTCTTCTCTCTCGCGAAGTGGTAAGTGGCCACCGCTTCGCAGTCGGTTCCGTCAGATCCCTCGAACCCAAGGAACAGGAGCTCGCCAGCGGGGCGCCCGAACATCGTCGTGCTGTTCACGGTTCCCGTCAGGTCGCTCAAAGCAAATGAATGGTCCAGGCTGAGAGCGGCGATCGGATGCTTGTAGGTCACGGAAAGACGCAGGGCAGGAATGACGATCTCAGTCCCGCTCACCGTCCCATCCGGCTGCACGTTGATGCTTTGCTTGTGGTCAGCAGCATCCTTGCCCGGCAGTGCAAACTTGCCCACCGTCTCCTTGCTGGTCCCGATGTGAAAAGAGCCGCCAGTCGTGCTGACGTTCCATGTCCACTGCCCAGCTTGCAGGGTGTTCCCGTTCCCGTTTGACTCGCTGCGAGGGGCGTAAGGAACCGTCACATAGAACAACTCATGGCCAGCAGAATCGATCCGGATGTCCTGGCGATACATTGCCCCTTGAACAGTCGAGAGGATCGCTGCGGTGGCGGCGTATGCGTAGGCTTTCACGTAGGCAGCGTCATTGCTCCCCCGGGCCACGAAGTTCATCGTTAGCGAGGCCGGGTTCGCCGTACTCGATCGGCTGTTTGGTCGTTCGTCGAATCGAAAGGTCATCCCTTACCTCATCGCAAAGTCAAATTTGTTGGCCTGATCCACCAGGGCCCTTAGCAGGTCGACGTGATCGCCCCCGTTGTCCACGATCTTCTGTAGGTGGCGGTTCATCTTCTGCTGGTCGCTGCTGCCCATACTTCCGCCGCCATTAGCGAGAGCGTTCACAGCCGAAGCGGAGTAGGTGGCCACCGATGCGATCGCTGCTGGGGTGGCTGTAAGGTTCGAGCCGACAGTAGCCGCAGCGCCGCTTGCCTTCGCTGCCCAGCCGAGAGCCGCAGGGTCGGTCGCTTTAATCGCGTCCAGGTCGCCTACGGTGTCGCCAGCACCCGCCCCGATGGCTGATGGCATCGCTGGGCCGCCCTTCCCTCCCGCGCCTGCTGTGTTCTTCAGCGACTTCTCAAAGGCGTCCTTGGCCGCTTTGGTCATGTCGGCAAGCTGCTGATTGGCTTCCGATACAGCCTGCTCTTGATCGGCCAGTGAAGCCTCTCGCTCCGCATCCCGACCGTACTGGTCAAAGGACTGCTTCATCTTGATGCGGTCGGCCACCATGCCAGCATCAAACTCGGCTTGGCGGAACGCTTCCATCACGTCCAGGCCGGTCCGCTTCTTGTTCACCTCGTTAGCGAACTCTGCGGCGCCGGCTGCCTTGGATGGGTCCAGCTTGCTCGCAGCCGTGACGATGGCGCTAATGCCCTTGAACATCGTCTCGTATTGCGACAGGTAGAAGCGGATCCATTTCGTGAGCGTCTGAAATACGGAGACACCAGCCGCCTCGAAGGCTGCCCAAGCGTTCTCCGCATCGGCCATCGTGCTCTCGAACGCTCCAAGGAACTGGAGCCATATCGTTGATGCAAACGACCCAACAAAAGCTAGTCCCGTCTGGAGTATCAGCGACACCTTCTCCCAGCCGGTAGCTAGGCGGTCGTACATACCGAGCCAGACTCGCATCACGGTCAGCTTGCCCGTCTCGAAAGCGGCGATTACGCCAGCCATTCCGACGTTCACTGCAAGCGTCAGATCGCCCGCCTTGAATGCGTCAGAGATGCCGCCGAAGACCTTCCCAACGAAGTCTCCTAGCGGCGCCAGAGCGGTCATTACAGCCGCGACCGCTCGCTGCCCGCTCGACGTGAACTTGGCCCACGCCACAACGCCAGCAATTACTCCTGCGGTCACTAGGCCGATGGGACTGAGCAGCGACGTGAACGCAGTCGCCGCCAGAGTGGCCGCCGTAGCGAATCCGCTGATCGCGGTTCCCACCGCTGCGAGAGTGGCCCCTATGCCAACCATGGCAGCACCGCCAGCGGTTAGCACAACCGCCAGCTTCGCAACTGAGATGAACAAGCCTTGGTTGTTTCGGGCCCACTCCGCAAACTGCTTCACGATCTCCGCGGTGCGGGTCACCAGCGGGGTCACCACTGGCAGCAGAGCCCCGCCGATCGCCTCTGCGGTGTTCTGAATCGTGCCCTTCAGGGCCTTCATTTGGTTGCTGAAGCTGCCCGAGGTGCGAATCGCATCTCCAAGAGCGCCCTGGCGGCCCATGCTCTCCTTAATGATGGCCATGCGTGCCATCACCTTCTGCATCTCGGTTGCGCCTTGGGTCGACTTATTGAACCCCATCTCGACCAGCTTCAGGTCCAAGGCGGCTTGCATGATGTTCACGCCGAACATCGACAGCACTTCACCAGAGCCGGAAAGTGCCGAGATGAAGCGCTCCATGGCCTCCGCGTCAGAGAGGTTGTGGAACGAAGCGAAGTCGACAGCCAGTGCCGTCATCTCCTTGCCGAGCTCAGCCGCCTCTCCCTGCCCCTTGCCGAGCCCGCTGAAGAACGCTCCGAAGGTCGCAATGCCGGTCATCGTTTCCGATTTGGAGCGACCAACCGCATTGGCGTAAGCGTCCGCCCATCCCTTCGTGGCGTCTGCTGCAGCACCGAAGACCGCCTCGAACTTGCTGGTCGTTTCCATCAAGTCGCCGGCCGCTTTGATTGGGAACACGAAAGCCGCTCCCATGGCCGCCCCAACCGCAACCGCCTTGGTTCCGATGGCAGTTAGAGAGGCGCCCATGCTCTGCAAGCCCTGGCTGAAAGCGGCAACCATCTTCTGCAAGCCCCCAAGCTGTTGCTTGAAGGCGTTCAGCCCTTTGGTCAGCCCGGAATCCTTCATGTAGGTGGAAACATAAGCGCGTCCAGCCTCGATGTCCTTTCGTGCCATTCTTAGCTACCTGCCTGTTCCCACTGGGCGATTACCTGCTCGCGTGTTGCTTGGTCGAACGGGATAACCTCCGATTCTTCGTTCAGGTTGCCGGTCTCAATGAAGCCCTCCCGGTCGGCCTTATCGCCTGCCCAAACCAGTGCGGCTTGTGCGACGATCGCCCAGCGGGTGTGCCTCAAGAGGCCTGCGCTCATGTCGTCTAGCTCCCGGAAGGTGAAGGGGCGAGGATCGAGTCTAAGGATGCCTCCAACTTTCCAAATGCCCTGTTCAATTCCGCCTCCATCGCTGCGTCCATCTTTGAGTCCGCGACTTTGAACCTGTCCGCCAGCTTGTTCATCTGCTCCAGGGCCTTCGCCTGATAAGCGATTAGCTTGTCCAGGACGATTGCCAGCTTCGGGCGCTGGAGCGACTGGAAAAACTCCCGCCAGCTTTCATAGAACTTGAGCGTGGCAGTGTGGATGCAGTCCGCGGCCATCAACTCCCCGAACTTGGCAGCGTCGATGCCTTTGGCCGTTGCTTGCGGTTCGACTAGATGCCAAAGCAACTCGTAGAACTCCAGCGGATCCTCCCACAGCGCCAAGCAGAGCGGCTTTTCATCCCGAAAGATGGCCTCTGGCTCCAGCAGATTGAACTTGCCATCACTGGCGGTCTTTACTCGGACGACATTCCCGAACGTCAGGTCTAGCTTGTAGGTGTTGCTTTCTTTGTCCTTGAACTCTCGCATCGTGATCCTCCAGGTTGGAATTTGTGCCACTGTGTCACTTTTTATGGCAGGGCTTTAATCTCGACCGTGATTCCCTCGTCATCGTTCGGGAAGTGATCGAACTCGCCGCCCTCGTGGACGCTAAACCATGCTTGATACGTGCCCGCGGTGTCGACGTCTGCGGCTTGGAAGTCGTACTGCACCGATCCGACCACTTTGAAGCTGTGATTCCCCGTTCCAGCTCCGGCCAGCGGGATCGCCGATCCGGTCGGGGTGTGTGACAGCTTGAAGTTGTTGGGGGTTTTCTGTGTAACGAAGTACCTCGTTCCGGCCTCAAGCCCAGTTCCTTCTAGGCTTCCGGTCGTCGACAAGACCACCTGGCAACCGCTCGAAGCATGGTGACCTACCGAGTATAGCCAGCCGTTTGCAGCGCTCACCGTAAAGCTACGCGTAGGCTCGACCGTAACATGGTCGGCCGTCTGCTCGACTACGGGCTCGCCCTCCGAGTCGTACATCTCGAACTGGGCGGTCTTCCCGGTGAAGTCGACAGGGTTCTCCCCCTCGTACAGAATGCGTCCGATTGGTTTGCGGGTATCACCTACGGTGGTTTTGTGCGTACTCATTCGGTTTCCTCTGTCTCGCCGGTTTCGTTTATCAGGGGTAGGTAGCCAAGCGGAGCGCCGTACACGACGCTCCAAGCTTCCTCGATCTCGTTTCGCAGGATCGGATAGGCAGCCGCATAAAGGACCATGCCGCTCGTTACGCCGCTTACAACAGCCTGGGCAGCCCCGATGCTCAGTGTGAGACTTCCGGTGTAGATGGGCGCTGTGAAGCTACCAGAGACCGCTACGGTAGCCCCTTCGATTGCCAGCGAAAGCGAGCCGGTGTAGGCGGGCGCCGTGCTGGTGCCCTCGATCGATGATGAAACGATCCCGAGCGATAGGCCAATGCTTCCGCTGTAGGTGGGCGTGGTGTGCGTCCCGCTAATCGCGCCGGTAGTCGCTCCGGTCGTGACGTCGATCGATCCTGAGTAAACCGGCGCAGTAAAGCTACCGTTCACTTCCCCGGTTACGCTCCCGGTCGACAGGGCAAGCTGCCCAGTGTAGGTGACCGTCGCGAATGTGCCCTCGATCGATGCCGTGGCGGGCCCAGTGGTCAGCGATGCCGTTCCCGTATAGGTCGGCACTGTATGGCTTCCGCTGATCGCGGTGGTCACTGGCCCAAGCGCAAGGGCAGCCGATCCGGTAAAGGTCGGGGCTGCGTGAGAGCCCACAATCGACGTGGCAACCACGCCTACTGTTAGCGCGAGGCTGCCTGTGTACGTGTCGCCGCCACCCCCACCGCCCCCTTCCAAGATGCGGACGGTGGTTCCGTCTTCCAGCTTGCGCGTAGTGCCATTCTCTAGCAGCCGGTCGGTCACGGGCTAGACTCCGGTGTTGATGGAAACGGATAGCACTTGCCAAGCGGTGCCGTCGTAGATCAGTTCCACAACCATGTCGGACAGGCTCATGTAGATGTACTGCCCGTCCTTGGTCCTGATGTTCCCGGTGCCATGTGCCAGTGTCGGCGCGGTGTTACTACCGCTGTACTGCAGCACAACCCGCATGCCCTCGACACCGCCGTTAATGGTGGTGATTAGCTCGCCGCCCTCCCCAAAAGGTGCTTCCACTCGGTGATACCAATGGCTGACAGTGATTGCGTTGGAGCTTACCTCTAAAGCAGTCCCAGCCGGTCCCATGTGCCCGCGCAGATACTTCTGCTTTACGCGCTTGTTGTCGGTCGCCGAAGCGTCTAGCACTTCAAGCTCGTCGTCGTCATGTGGAGCTTCCGCTAGTTCGGTAAGCTCCGAAATCTTGCCTGCCATTTACTTGGACTCCGCTTGCTCTTTGGGCTTCTCAGGCGGTGGGGTATAGGTTCCCGCAATCCGAACTTCGGGCTGCGGGAAGGGAATCACAACGTTCATGGCGTACTCCGTTAGCTGGCTGGGACGGTCACGGTCATGCTGCTAATCGCGACAGTGCCTCCGGCTACCCAAGACGTGCTATTGAAGTTCGCATCTGCGCCGCTGGTGCCGACACTGCCCTGGAGAACGACAGTGCCAGCCCCAGACTTGGCGCGGAAGTGACCTGGCGTGCCGCTGGCGTCAACGTTGGTGTCACTGGCGATCGCGGCAGCCGTTGCGGTGCCACTCGATGCGGCACCGAAAGCGGTAGCCGAAAGGGCGCAGGTGGCCAGCAAGGTGCCGCTGTCCGCATCGGTCGTGTTCGTCGGGGCGCTTCCCGTGCGGAACTGGAGCGAACCAGCGCCGCCAGCGGCCAGTAAGTCAACAATCGCATCACAAGCGGCATTGCGGGCCGCGTCAGAAATCTTCATGGTTCAGTCCTTTGAAAAGTGACACAGTGGCACAAATCAGTAGTTTTAGGGGGTGGAATCTTCCAGGGTGACGATCTGGAGCGTGGCCGCCGCAGCGGTGTTGCTGTGGGATGCCTTGCAGCTTGTAATCAGGTCGCCAGCAAACACGTTCGTATCGCCGCCTTCCACGTCGATTACCTTGGCTCGGTTGGCCACAATGCCGTCCGTCTCGTCCAGGTCGGCAATGTCATCGCCGGCCGCGTCCTCGAACAGCAGCCGACCCACCGCATCTGTTGCGGAGTCGGTGTAGCCGAGATTCACGAACGCGATTTTGACCGCATCGCCGTCGATGTAGGTGTTGATCGAAACTTGTTTGCAGACCCGGACCGTGGCGTCTGCGCTGGCCGGGAAGTCCGTTCCGCTGCCACCGTCGAGAGTCAGGGCGTTGGTGGAGACCGTCACGTCCACGCCGTAGCGGGCGCCGCCGTCCCAATAGACGTCATAAGTGCCGCTCGTCTGGCCGTGGCCGCTCGCAAGGTTGCCGGCCGCCGTGTTGGCGTCCGTCTTCACCCAAGACGTGACGGGGAACGCCGCTGGCAGGGTGACCTCATACGGGTTCGGATGATCCGCGGTCCGGATAACGTTCTTCTGTGCGGTGTAGCCGCCAATGTTGATCGAGTAGCTGTAGTTCGCAGTAGCCATCGCCTGGCCCTCTCTTTTATTGGTTCGCTAAGTGGGTTAGACGTTGAGCTGGAATGCGCGGTTGTCGTCGTTCGGCTCAGCAGTGAAGTCGATCGTCTGCTCGCCGTTGAGCGGCTTGCCGGTCTGCATCGACAGGATCATGTCCCCATCAACGCCGGTGCCGCTGGAGTAGGACTTCGTTCGGATGGCAACCGGAGTGCCCGCTGCTACAGCCGCTTTCAGTGCGGTCAGCGTGGCGTCGTTGCTCTTTTCCGTCATCTGCCAGTTCAGCGAGTAGGTCCGTTCAGTGACCCGCTGGGTGCGGATGGGCGGGGCGGATCCATCGCCGCGAACGGTCGTGTTGCCCTTCTCGTTGCCGAAGTCTTCCGTGATGTCTCGGCTGTTGGTGATCTTGGTAGAGGCGGTGGCGCCAGCAGCGCCATAGTAAAGTTCGCCCTCGAAACCCATCTTCGTAACTGGCATGTTCTATCTCCTCGTATGGTCTGGTTTGCTGTTAAATGCCCATCGATCCTCGATAGAGGTCGATAAGTCGGTCCAAGTTTCTGTTCAGCGCTGGCCGCATGAACGGGCGGGCCTCGAACTGCTCGCCCATGAACATCTCGCCGTGTTCGTGGATCGCTCCTGCATTGCCAACCATGCTTGCGCGTGGGCCGACAATGGCCTCTTTCTTCTGCTTGTCGACGTAGAAGCGAATCGAGCGATTGAGCTGGCGTTTCCGCGTATGGGGAGGCGTCCCAGCGGGCGATGGCTCGGATGATACGGTGATCGACTGGACCGCATCCTTCCGGATGCCGGCCGCAGCATGCGCATTGCTTCGGAACGCAGCGCGGTCCATCGCAGTCGCTACCTGCTTGGTTTTGTCCTCGATCTTTACCGTTGCTCCGATCATCGCGCCGTGGTCACTTCCTTGCTTACTCGGTACTTCACCCGCACCGCTCCCCAAAACAACTGGTCATTGCTGAGTCGTTCCCATGAGTAGCCCTGGAGCAAGTCCAGGCTCTCAAAGGCCGCCTCTTCGTATTTGGTCAGTCGCCGGTTGAACAGGAACTCGTGGATCTCTTGCACAAGCCCAATTAGCCGATCGATTGCCCGCCTGCGAAGCCTCCCGCTTGGGTAGCGGTCAACTGGTCCTATCTTTTTGCGCACCGCAATGTCGACCGCACACACATAGCCGATTGACTCTCGGGTATTGGCCGAAGTCTCCGTGTAGTCGACGGGTAGAACGTCAACTCGAAGCTCCTCCAGTTCCTCAAGAGAGTCGGCAAACTCCCCATACGTGCGCTCGGGATAGATGCGGCCGACGTGGATGGATTCGAGCTTCCGGAGCTCGTCCGTAACAGCGTCCGCAACCTTCACAAGCTCAGCATCAAAGGAGTAGTGCGTCATTTCCCTATCGTTTCGTGTGGACTCCCAAAAGCATGCCTGCTGCATCCTCAGGCTCGAAGCATGGCCGCGGAGCCATCTTTGAGACCGTGTGGGTAACTTCCTCGCCGCTTGCCGTTGTCTCTCTGATTTGGTCGCCGTCCTTCGGTGTCACCCCAAGCTCGGAGGCGATGATTCCGAAGTCGTGAGACCGAACCAGCGTTGGCGGACCATTGCCTTGAACCACCTCGTACTCGACGATCTTTCCCCACGCGGTCAGCGGAATCTCCGTTGTGCCGCGAAGGTAAACGATCGACCGACCCGCCCTCTGCTGAAGGCGGGCTCCAAGTCTGGCCGCTGCGGTCTCGAAGCGGTTGGTCATTACGAAGCAGCCGTTGCGGTGCCGTCCGGCCGGTGTTCAACGCGAACCGAGGCACCATCGCCCGTCGGATCGCTGCTCGGCACGATGTAGCCAAAGTGCGGATGCGAACCGACTGCCGTGGTGATCTTGTTGGCGGTGTCGTTCCAGTAAACCTTTGCGCCCGGGCTGTAGTTGCCAGCAGCCGTCAGGTCGTAAACACCACCATGGGCAGCCACGGCGCCGAGAGTGCTGGCCGCGATGTCGGTGTGAGCTACGTAGGGAATCGCGCCAACCACCACCACGTCACCAGCGGTAACCGCCGAGCCGGGGGTATAGTCGACCATCAACGGGTCGCCGTGAACAAAAGTTGCTTGAGCCATATCTGAAAGTCCTTATGAGTGTTGTATTGTGAGCAAAAAGTGACACGGTGGCACAAAATGCCACCGATTGTTGACTCGACGCTGCTTAGGCAGCACCCTTGAGCTTCACGCCGCCTCGGTAATCCTGCAGATTGAAGCCGTAGTCAAACCAGCCGCGGAACTGAATCCCGAGTTGGTTGAAGTCAGCCTCTGCAGATTCGACCGTGGGGGTGTCCTTGCCGTTCAGGTAGGCCACTTCAACCACTGGAATATCAAGCGGATCTGCAAGGAGGTAGAAGGCCGTAGCGCTATTCCCAGTCAGGGAGCTGCTGATCATGTACGGGCTCGAAACAACCTCGAAAGCTCCGGCCCACGGGTTGTCGCCGCCTTCGTTGCTGTCCTTGTAGACCGTCTGGCTGCTCATCAGCTTTAGAGCGGCAATGCGGTGAGCCGGTGGCACGACCAGCAGCTTCGGCATGGCGCCCAAGGGCATGCCGTCGCTGTCCGTTTGGGTGCGGAACAGCAAGTCGGCCGCTTCTAAGGCAGCAGCGCTGAACGCAGTGTCGCTGCCTTCGTCGTAGTTGTTGCGACCAGCGGTGAAGAACGACGAGTTGTTGAGGAACACGGTCCAGAAGTCTCGGGCAATGCCCAAAGCAGCCCCGCGGCCCAGCCGGTTGCGAACACCGGCCAGAGCGCCAACATCATCGTTGATCCAGTGCTCCCGGGTGATCGCAAACATCTTGCCATACGTTTTCACCTGATTGGTGTAAACGTCCTCGCCGACCGTCGCGTGCTTGAGTTGGCCGTCCTTGCCGACCTGCTCAAATCGCATATCGCCAGTCAGGGCAACCTTGGTGGACTGCTTGAAGTCCTTGTGCGATGCCCGGGCGCAGATTTTCTTCCATTCGCTGTCGACGTGGTTGTAGCCGTCGCTCAGGAGCTTGTTGGCCACGTTCGAAAGAATGTTCGTCAGGGATACGGTGCTGAATCCCGATGCGTTGATGCGGCTGCGGTCCGTGGCGTAGTACAGCGCTTCCTCGACTCCACCGATCGTCCGGCCGCGGTAGCCGTTCTCTTGGGCGGTAATCAGAAGCGTTTCAGACAGGCCAAGACCGTGCTTGAACTGGCTGTGGGCAGCGTCGAGAACTTCCTCTTTGTAATGCTTCTCAAGGTTCTGAACGCCGACCGTCATGCAGAGTGCGGCCTCGATTACCTGGCCTTCGGCGCCCTTGCTGGAGCGGCTAGTAGTGTGGGCTTGCGGACGATTCGCCCGAAGCAACTCCAGCTCGTACTTCTCGGCGCTCCACTTGTCCTGAACTGCCAAGCGGCTCATCGCCTCGATCTCGGTCACTCGCCGCGGGTTGCTTTGAAGCGCCGCGTCGGTCAGCCGGGCGATGGCATCGATTCGCTCGTTGTCGCGCTTACTGGCTTCGATTACCTGCTCCAGGCGGTCAACTTCAACGTTCTGTTCATTTTCAAGGGTGGTGGTCATTGTGCCTTCCTTGGGGTTTAGATTCGCAGCTTCGGCCGCGATACGTGCATGTGTCGTTGCGTCCGCACCGTGCGGAACGAAACTGAATCCTGTCAAAATCCAATCGCGGGCCACGTAGACCGGGCCCTTGAACGTCTGTCCGTTTACGGAGATTTGCTTCCCAGCGGGGATCTTCTGAACATTCCCGCCGTCTTTGACCGCTTCAATGCTTGCCTGCCACTTGAAGCCGCTATTTGATGCAGCAACTACCTCTTGGCTGTGCTGGTTGCTGAAAGACAGCACGCCGGAAAGTCCAAGAGTCTTCCCGTCGTTGTATTTCTCTGTGACGTGTCCGGTCCGCTTCTCGCGGTTGTGGTCAAGGTGCGCCATGATGTTCTCAGCGAAGCGAAGTGTCGCTAAATCCACCACGACGGAATGCTCGAAGTTCGGCAAACTGAGCTTGCCTCCCGAGTAGGCGGAAACATCGAACGTAGGCGGCCCCTTCGGCTGCTCGGTGCCTTCCATGGCCATCGCAGCGTCGATCTTCACGTCACCGACGATTGCGTTAATTACGTCCTGGCTAGGCTGCTGTAACTGCGCTGGCATCCTCGCCCTCCTCTTGCTGCTGTTTCTCTGGCGGTTGCGCCGCTTTACTGGCGTTTGCCACCGCGGTCATGTAGCTGGCCTGCTGGTTTTTCGCGTTGAACGCATTGATGAACAGGGTCTTGCGGAGCTCGGCAACTTCGACACCGTACTCCCGGGCCATTCGCTCGATCGAAGCGTTAAAATCCTCGCCGTTCGCGGCATAGAGGCTTCCCAGCGAAAGTTCGCCGGTCTGGATCTTGTATTGGTTCGCTTGGGCCTCGGTTAGGGCGTCGATGACCGCGTGTTGCGGCCAATCGAAGTAGCAGGTGTAGTTCTCTGGGACCGTCCAGCCAAACTCCAGCACCGCCTCCTCGAACCAAACTTCAAACAGCGGCTCAAGAACCTGCGCATCGCACTCTGCGCGGTCACTGTCCAGGTGCGCGTAGTACCCAAGGTGATCGAGCCGACCGCTCGCGTAAGAGGCATCTGAAGAGTCTGCCATCGCCTTGTTGACGGGCATCGATTTCGGACGGGCCATCTCGGCTACAAGGCAACGATGGAAGGTTTCGTACTGCGCGTTTGGATGTTCCGCGGCCACTTGGGAAGCGCCGTAGCCATACGGGAGCGCGGTAATCATGTTGGGCGTGAACTCGGTGCTGCTAAATGCCTGCACTGGGCTTGCGTCCCGCCGCTTGCGGGGTGGTCAGCAGGACCGCAATGTCTGCCGCTTTTTCCGCCGCTCCGATGGTTGCTTCACGCCAACGCCTTGCGGCGATGCCGACGTTCAGGGTCGATGCCCGCTCAGGCACTCCTCTGTGTTGGCCGGGCCTCAGACGCTTGAAAAAATGCAGAACGTACCGCGACGGAACGCGCTCTGGTTCTTCAAAGGTCGCGAACTGGCCGCCCGGGTGGTTACGCAGGATGTGGTAATACTCGGGGTTGCCGAACTTATCGAACTCTATGCCATCGCATTGGCCTGTAATCGCATAGGGCAGCATCGGCGTCTGACACTGCTCGGTCTCATAGAGCACCACGTCAATTTTCACCCGATGTCGGACCTTTGGATTGGTCCTTGCGACTGCTAGCCCCTCCCCGTCGACATCTTTGGCGCTGGCCATGGTCAGCAGCTTCTGCCGAAGGCCGATTGCTTTGCTCCACTTCTCCCACTCTTGCTCAACCGTGCGGTCGAACGCTGGATCGCTCGATTCGATGCGAAGCTTCGGGCCGCTGCCGATCAAGTCATGGGAGTAGGTGTGGCTTATTCCTGAGTAGTAGCCGTTGTTTTGCGATTCAAAGCGTGAGCGCTTAACTAGCGACTGGCGGACCGGACGACTGTTTGCCGAGTCAGCATCTAGGCTGTCCGCATTGGCGTAGAAGCTTGCAATCTCAGGGTCACCGCTGGCTGCTTCATACTTGGCGTTTATGCTCTGGCGCCTGGCAGAGAAGCCCATCTCGCCAATATCAGCCGGTGGCTGGGGCTGGGGTTCGCATCCCTGCTACCCGCCCCCAGCCATTTGCCGATTGTTGCCTTGATCGAGCCCGCAATCCCATCAATTATGCCCCTGGGTAGCGGTTTACGATCGTGCCGAAGCGGATGCCGAAGTGTGGCGTTGCTGCCGCCTGCTGGCTCGCCAGATATTGAGACGCCTTCACCAGCTCGTCCACAGAAAACTCTTCGATCGTCTGATTGCCGACCGTGGTCTTCTTCGGAGACAGGACTACCTGCTCAAGGGCTTCGTCTGGCGTAGTTGGTTCTGGCATCCTCGATCCGGCTCGGCTGAAAAAGTGACACGGTGGCACAAAAATGTCGCAGTCGTAATTACTCGCCCTATTCTACTGCTCGGTTTGCCTTGGCGACTTTCGCACATATGCGAAGAAACTACCCTTCGGACAGCGGGATTTCGATTGTTCCCAGTATGTTCCCACAGCTTAGGCAGGCCTTTTTCCTCCTGCGTCCCATGCGGTTGTCCCATGTGCTCACGGTTTTCCATGCCCTGCATCCGCACTTCGGACACTCAAGGTGTTCCCCGTCGTACATGCGCTTCAGTTCGTCTAGCGTGGGGTATCTCGGCTGGTCGCTTGGTTCGTGGTCCATGCGTTCCTAGCTCCTCTGTGCTTGTGCTGCCAATTCGGCAAGCGATGGCGGTTTGGCTGGCGTTGCGAGTTGCTGTGATTGTCGAATGAAGTCCGCGGCTGCAGTCGCTTCGTAGCCCGCGTCCAAGTAGTGAGCGTTGCGGGTGATCCGTTCCCAAACGACGACCGACCCCTTGCCTTTGACCCACTTCTCGACCTGCTTTTCGGACGTCAGGCTGGCCGCTAGGTCCATGTGACCGTGCGGATCCGGGTGGTCGTAGAGAGTAATGGCGCCCGGCTCATCGACTGGGACGCTCAAGCTTGGTGAAGCTCAGATTTCCAGTGGTCTGCGTTGATGTGGACGAGCAAAACGCCTGGCAGCAACTTCCCGTTTCGCCGAACTCGGCTGACATAAAACTCGCGCCCTACGTAAACGACGTCGCGGGTCTTCTGATTCGGCGCAGCGTAGTTACCTGCGAGCCGTTGCCCTTCGCCATAGCCCTTCGATGGTCGGTATCGCTCTTTGCCCGGCATCAGGCCAGCGTTCGCTTCCGCGCAGAACTCGTAAACCGCGTCGGTGTGCTCGAAATAGCCGCTGTCGATCCAGACTTGGGCCGGTCGCATGACCGTGCCGCGGGTCGTTTGCCAGCCTTGCTCCAGGTATTTGCGGAGCGTCCCAAGGGAGGTTTTGAGTGCGCGATATGTGCCCAACTTTGCAGAGTCGACGGGCTGAATGCCGTACTCGATAACCGAACCGCCTCCCGCTGGCTGAACTGCTTTCGCCCACCAGTGCAGCGCCCGCTTGCCGGTATCGACGCCCACAACCACGCCAATTGCACCCTCGGGAACGATGCCCTGCTTTGTGCTACATCGTCTGGCCTGGACTTCCGACGTCTCTAGCGGGTTCAGGTCGAGGACGTCAGGGTCGTGCGGCAGCGCCCAAATGAACTGCCTCTGTTTTTTCTCAGCGTTCTCCTTGTCCGCACTCCGCTTGGCCATCCACTCCGATGCTCCAAGGTCTGCAATCGTCGCGAATGGGTTGTCGATCGCGCTCCAACGAAAGCCGAGCGTTTGCGTTTGTGGGGCTTCGCCAACAATCTGCCCTTCCTTGGTCACTTCCTGGCCGCGATGCACCAACACTGCACGTTCCGCTGCCTGCGATCTCTCAGCCTCGCCCCAGCGCCCGGAGCACTTTGGACAAGCGAAGTAGGCGAGCTTCGCAGCCTGCTCCTCTGACTCCGCATCTTCCCAGCCCTGGAGGTTTTCGCGCTCGGGGCAGACATATGCGCCGCAGTGGGGACAGGGCCTCATGATCCTGCTCTTTGTTCCGTTGCTGAACTCTTGCCAAATCCGGCCCTTCTCAATGCTGACCGTGCATTCCAGGTAGACCCGCTTTCCCATGCGACCGAAGGCCATGGTCCGCCCCTCGATCTGCTCGATCTTGTCAGCCTCGCGGCTGGTTCCGCTGGCCTCATCCATGCCATCGACCTCCGTGATGGCCACAACGCGCGACGTGAAAGCCGATCGGCTCTTGTCGTCGCCGCCTGCGGTCATGAAACGGAGCGTGGCACCGTTGCCGAAGGTGATCGAGCTCTTAACTTGTCCGCCGCGGCTGCCCTCGCCGTTCTCGGGCAGTAGATTTCGATAGCGGGAGGCCTCGATAACTGGCAGAAAATCCTGCTTCCATTTGTCCTTGGCCATGTCTAGGCTTGGCAGGCCCACCACCACCGTCTCTCCGATCTCGAAGAGGTGATACAGTACCGGCGCGACATAGCACATGTACGTTTTGCCGTTCTGCGTTGGTGCAAGGGCCGCGAAGCGGGTCCACTTGCCGCTGCCGATCGCATCAAACCAGAGCCGCGATGCGGGGTGCCTGTGGTGCTTGTACCGCTCGCCGCTAAACGGTCCGTTCGGCAACCTAAGTTCTTCCTCAACCCACTGAGAAATCGGTCTGACGATCGGTGCCTTGGCCTGAGCCAAACACTACCGCAGTTCATTCCGCAGTGCTGTTGTCGGCAAGCTCGTCATCGATCACTGTCTCGCATTCTTGAAGTGCTTCATTGATGGCCTCGGCAGCGTCGGGGCCATGGCGTTTGCCCACTCGTTCGCCAGCGTTGCGGATAAGCTGCGCCCACCGAAGGAAAACCTTCCGAGCCTTGTCGACGGCCATGAGGGAGCCAGTCTTTTGAGCAAGTTCGTACTCGGCCAGTGCGGCTTTCGCGGCTCGATACCGCTCCAGGTTTGGGCTGTCGCCTGCCTCGGTTGTCAGCAGTGGGTCCTCAGCTTCGTTCCTGACCTTCGGCGCCCATGGTCCTGCAGTCCGGAGCCACTTCGCAACTGCTGGTAATGGGTAGTTGCCCGTTTCGCCTGGCATGCCCCTGGCTGCCCAGTCCTTGACGCTCGAAGGGCTGACTGAGAACACCGCTGCGACGTCCGCCTGACGCTCTACGATCCACTTCTGGCCGTCTTCCTGACTCAAGCCGGATTCCTTTCATCGGTGGCGGGGAGGGCCGCCAAACGCGTCGTGTGTGTGTGCAAAGCGCGAACTCGCGGTCGGGATACCCTCACGGCTTGGCCTGGGAAGGACCCGAAGGCCCCGGGGGCTGGCTGGCGCCCTTGGTCGCCCGACGATCAATCCAATCCTTCAGAGTCGTGCTTTTTTGTGCCACTGTGTCACTTTTTGGAGCACGCTTGGGCTTCGGCCTCGTCTTCACCCGCTCAATAGCGACATTGGGCGGCGCTTCGATACCGAATTGCACCTGTCCGCATGATTTTCGGGCCACTATCACCACAGTGATGTCGGGGCCGATTCGGAACGCCTCATTTTCTGAGGCTGTAATCACTAGCACGCCAATTCTCCTCCTGCTGTTTCTTCCATTGTAACGCTCGCAAACCCATGCCAGCCCTCACATATCGCCTAAGTATCGGTACTCGTTTGCTCGCATAGCCCGAATGTCGTAGGTCTTCACCGGCTCAATGTGCTTGTTCAGGGCGAACAGTCGCAACCATGAGTTCGCAGTCTTGTAGCAGACGTTCACGCCAACGCTTTTCAACTGCCGTTCCGCCGATCGACAGGACAGGAAGAATGGCTTCTCTCCGCTGGCCCGCTGTAGCTCCCTGCAGAGGCCCAGAAGAAGCCTTACGCTCTTGCTCGGGTACTCTTCCGCACAGACCGGTTCGGCCCCCTCCAAGGCTCGCATCATGGCAGCAGACACGGCATCCTGACCTGCTGGCGTGTGGACCTTGGCCCATCCGCTCACGAAGTCCATCCAAGACGTCTCGAACTCTTTCGTCTTGATCTTCGGTAGCGCCTGGCGGTGCCAGTTTTCAAACGTTGCCTTTAGCTCTCCATGGGAACGGTCGGCAAACTCTGGAATTGCCTTCAGCTCCCGACACAGCAGGAAGATGCACCTGCTCCGCATTCCCTCATTCGACGGCAGCGACCTTGCTATGGCCTGCTGCTCTAGCTCGGCTGCTCCGTTACACACAGTCGACACAGAAGACACAGGCTGTAATTGAGTCCTCTGTGTTAACTGAGTACGCTGTGTGCACTGTGTGTAGTCGGTAGGTAGCAGCAGGGAGGCAGAGGGGAGCAGCGGTATGTCGCCGCTAGGAGCAATGAGCCAGAGGTATTCCTGGCCGGTCTCTGGATGCACGGAAGGCGGGGAAATCACTAGCGATCCTTCCGCCCTTAGTTCGCCGTCTTTTAGAACGCGGGTTTTTGCACCCTTAGGAACTCTGGCGTAGACATGTCGGCCTCCCTTCCGTCCAGTCTCAACAGTAGGAAGAGTGGCCGCTAAATCTGGATGCTCGGCCGCCCACTTCTCGTATGCACCGTCCTGGTCAAAGTCGCGGACTTCCAACGTTTCACCGCTGCCCGATACGTCGCCGCATACGATGGCCACGTTGAGGTCAGTGTCTCGCAGCCAAGCATCAACTTCATCCGCCCTGGGAAGCTCCGTCTGGTAATCCTTCCACTTGATCGCAGCCGCTTTGCCGTTGGCCGGAATCACGCTGATTCCAAGCGAAAGCAACCGCTGGGCAGCCTCAAGTGGTGTCAGGCTATTCCACTGAGACGCTATACTAAGGGCGTTAGTGAACCTCCGGCTGGGGCCCGACAGTTCGTGGCTGTGCGGGCCCCTTTTCTTTTCCAGCGTGGCAATCATCCTTTGCCCTCCTGCTCTCCGGTCTCTAGCCGACGCTCCAACTCGGCGCCGGTCGTAACTCCACGCCTGGTAAGGATCTGCTTCAGTTGGTCGCTGAAAGGGAATCGTTCCAGTGGGGCCGGTTCCTGCTCGTCGATCATCATGGATAGTGGTTCTGTAAGTGCTACCATTGCTCTCCTCCAGTCAAAAAAGTGACACAGTGGCACAAACCTAGAGTGCCGTCGAAAAACTGATTGGCTCCACGCGGTGAACGCCTCCCTCCATGGCAGTCGCTCGGCGCCGGTAGATCGCGGCAATGCGTTCGTCCCGCTCTCGCTCGTCAAAAACCGTAGCGCGGGCTTCCTCCAGGTCGTGGAGGAACTGGTAATAGGGGTAGTAGTCTCTGGTCATGCTGGCCAGTTGTGGGGGAAGTGTCATGCTCAACTCCTTAGGAAATGGGTGTACGAAAAAAGCCGCTAACCCTGCTGCAACAAGGGCGCGGCTCGGAGACGCAAAAGCGTCTTTGCTTCGGATTTTCGCGGAAGTTGCAGCTTCCAGGCGTATTGTCTGATTCATCGCTGGCCCGTCCCTGGGCGAAAGTGACACGGTGGCACAAAACCTAGTAGAACTGAATTACTTCGCCGCTATTCTTCCGCCTCAGCGCCGGTTTTGGTGGGGCTTCCCGCGACTGGCGGGATAGCAGGAAACGCTGAAGGTCTTCTGGCGAAATGCGCCAGCGGGGCCGCTTGGCCGAAGAACGCTCGGCTAGGTCGTGACCGCGGAGTTCGCCTGACGCAATCCAGGCGTGAACCTTGTCGACGGCAACTGCGAGCAACGCTGCTACCTCACTCGCCTTCAACCATCGACTGCCGACTTGTGTCGCCGCGTGAACCATGGCAGTAGTGTACCAAAGTTCATTGGGTGCCCCCTCGAAATCGTGCGCTCCGCAGCTCATGCCTAAATGGAGCGTATAGGCAATATAGACAAGTTAATGAAAACTTCGCTTTAACCAAATCTTAACACGTACCTTAACCGAGTCTTAACACAACCCGTCGACATTCGAAGACGGTGCATGACGCACTGAGAGCAGACGCTGAACGGAACCTGCAAGCATGTCTTGCACGTTGCCAGGTGCGTTGCAGGCCTAATTCGGCCGCTCTGGAGAGCCTCAAATGTTTGAGGGTTTTGGAATGAGCCCGGAAGTGCTCATCGGGGTCGCCCACATAATCGTGGGAGCCCTAGAAATTTGGAACGCCCTGGGACCGAAACTTTAATTTCGGCCCCAGGGGTGAATAGGTTCCGCTTCGGGCGGACCGCTAGGGGCGGCGTGTTGTGAAGGGCGCGCCGCCCCGTTTTTCATTTGATCCGGATCAGTACGAAATCAAGCCAACGGAGTCAAGAGCCAACCTTCCGTGGGTGTTGAGTAACGTGACGTTACTCAGTCTAGTGCGATCACTATGAAGCTGTACATAGATTATACCAGATATTGTGGTGTAGGTATGTGCACGTACTACATCTTGTGGTTGTGTTTTGTTGACAGCCGCTCGATGCGGCCCTTGTTTCCGGGAAATAGCCAATCGCGAACAAGAGTGGCCACAGCAATTAACCGTTCGTCGTCAATCCGCTCCCGATATCGGGCTCCCATGGTTTCGTCGCCGTGGCCCATCGCGAGATCGACTGCGGGGAAGTCCTTTCTCGAATCGGCCACCGTCCTAAATGAGTGCCGCAACGCGTAAAAGCCCCTCCCGTTTCGGCTGATACCGGCCGCCTTGAGCGTCTTTCCGAACTCGCCCGCCACTGGGCCGCCTCCGAAGTCCTTTAAGAAAGATCCGCCCTGCTTCGTGACAAACAAGAGCCCTGCGTGTGCCGAATCAGAGGGCTCCCGCCGTCGCTTAATTGCAGCTCGGAGTGCAGCAACGGTTTCTTTCCAGAGGGCACATCGCCTAGCTATCCCAGTTTTGGGGCGAGGGAATGTCACCCATCCGGTCTTGAGATTCACCGCAGAGATTGGCAGCGCCGCGCAATCAGCATTTCCGAAGCCGCAGTTAATGCCCAAGAGGATCATTGCCCGCATTTTGGGCCGCGCCTTCGCGAGCAGGGCGCGTATCTCCGACGCCTCGAACATTCGCTGCCCAGCCTTCGCCCGGTTGAGCCTCATTACCTTTCGAGAAGGGCGCTTGAAGCTCGGGCCGAACTTAACTGGCTTGTCGATCAAGTCTGTGTCGTGGCCGTACTTGAAGACGCTCCGGATTCGCTGAATCTCGTTTCCCAGCGCGGTAGGTCCGTAGCTCGTGGCGATGTTCGCCCGTAGCTCCCCGAAGCTTTGCGGAGTCAATTCGGTGACCGCCCGCCTCTTGCCAAAGAAGGCCACAAGCCGGTCGGTTGTCGCTTTGTAATCGGCGTATGTCCTGGCAGTGATCTCGCCCGCATCGCAGGCGTGCTTCTTGCTCGTTAGGAAGTGGTTACACAATTGGTGGACGAATAGGATGCCCTCGCCCGGTCGTGACCCACGCGGCCGACCTGCAAGGATGTTCTCCTTTTCGTCCAGCCACTCTTGCAGCGCCCGTTCTCCCCTCGGATCGTCCGTGGCTTTGCCAAAGTATTCCAAACGCCCCCGAACCTTTTTGGCCCACCGGTTTGACTGGTGGACGAACAACGGGAAGTCTGCTCGGGGTTTGCAGGGCAGCGCAACAGACTTAGAATTGGCGGTCGCAGTTGCCGGCTTTTTCAC